TCCTAGATAAACAGGCTTACCAGTCTGCTCATGCAGATAATAATGGTGCTGCAATAAACAAGTGCCTGAGTGATGCAGATACTAAGAAGAAAGATTTTCTACAGCGATTAAACGATGTGCTAAGCGGTACCGACAATAGTGGTAGAGCCTTGATCACTTTCTTTGAAATAGATGACATGGGTAAGGCAATAGAAGGGGTAAGTATTGAGCCTATCAACTTCGATATGAAAGATGAAGCCCTCATATCACTATACGAGAAGTCCAACCAAGCGAACATATCCGCGATGGGCATCCACCCGACACTGGCTAATGTGGAGACACAAGGCAAACTATCCTCTGGCAGCGAAATGCGCAACGCTCTTGAGATATACACCAAGATCAAAGCTCGCATACCGAGAGACATCATACTCAAGCCTATCAATGCCATCTGGAAAATGAAGGAGTGGCACAAGAAGTACCCTGGTGTGAAGCTAGGCTTTGAAGATGTAGTGCTCACCACGCTAGATGTCAATCCTACTGGATCTGCTAACGTAATACAGCGAAATGGATAATCATACGTTTAATCTAGCACTAGATAGGCTTCAAAATGAACTGCCAAATCACTTCCTTTTACCTAGAATTAAAGGATTTGACACCTTATCTATAGCCTATTTGCGCAAGGCAATGGAGTCACTACCACTCAAGCCATTGGTAGAAGAAATTAAGCCAGATAGCGTAATTGATGGATATTATGACGATTTACGCAAATTGTACATCAAAAGGGCGCAATTGTCTAACTCATTTCACGATGTCATCACTGATGAAGATAGATCTATGATATCAAGAGATATCCAGATCGTGCAAAATGACATTGCCATAAAGTTAAAAAGTATTTCCTATTACAAAATCAATGGTACGACCCCAAAAACCATGATTGACCAACCGAAATATAAGCTACCAGATAGCGAATTTGAGTTAATGAAAAAGCTCGAAAACAAGCGAATAGCTGTAAGTCGTGCTAAATCCAATATTGCCAAGCGCAAAGCTGAAGGTAAAGACACTGCCAGAGCTGACAATTTTTTAATTAAATCACAAAAAGAGTATGAATTCATCCAAAGACATATTGCTGCGAAGGGTTTATAAGGAAAGTGAGATCAAAAAGGCTGATCGGATCACACGTATACGTATGCACTTGATTGACCCTGAGAATGTAGACCTCAACGCCCGTGATGATCTATACCTTTCACGCCTCAATGCTACATTCAATGTAATGAGTGAGCAATACCGACAATCGGTAATAGTCGCAAAGCTCGGTACACTATTTAGCCCAATGAAACTGAGCGAGGTGTACAAGCTCATGCGTGATGCACAAGAATTGTATGCCAACATAACACAACGCAACACGTACTTTGATAAGATCATGCAGCGAGAACGCATACTAAAGCACCTCGAATTTTGCGAAGCTACCAACAAAATGAAGGAAGTATTTGCATTTGAAAAACTGCTATCTGATCTTGATACAGAGTTGAGCAGCATGCAGAAGGTGGTAGCAACTACGCATAGAGCACTACCATCACTGATGCTAAGTGTCGATCCTTCACTCCTTCACCAATCAATGGAAGATACGAGTGAAGAGGAGTAAAATATACGCACATACCAAGCAGCAGCTATTCATGTATGCGCTCAATTCGGTTAAATTCTTCCATGCAGGCAGAGGAACAGGAAAATCGCACGTCATTGGCTTTTCTGCTTATGAAAAAGTGAGATTCATGCCTCGTAGCCTTGGATTGATGACTGCATCTACTGTTAAGCAGTTTAAGGAAAAAACAATGTCAGTTATTCAAATGGCATGGACCTCATTAGGGCTAGAAGATGGAATTGACTATGTTACGTTCAAGAAAAAACCTGAGCACTGGCCAGCGCCTTATGCCATGCCAAAAGATAGTGAGAATGTTATTTGGTTTGCCAACGGTACAGCTATCCAAGTAGTAGGATCCACCCAGTACGATGCTGCTAGAGGTGGTAGTTATGATTGGGTAGAGGCTGACGAAATTGGATTTTTCCCAGAGAACTTCTATGATGACATCATCATCCCATCACTTCGTGGTAACATGGGTAGGTTTCATATTAAGATTGCAGATTTTGTATCAGAGACAGGGCGAAGCCTTGATTATATTAGAGATATGCTTACTGATCAGTATTATAGAAAGGGAATTGGCTTAGACTTCACCATCGAAAACCCACTGCATCACCAAGTGTGCCTATATACCTCACCTCCACGTAAGACCAAGCACATGTGGATATACAAGTTCAAGGAGCTGGCAGAAAATGACAAAGATTTTTACTGGCTTGAGGCCAACGCCTATGACAACATTGAGGCATTCGGTGAGCGTAACTTACGCATGGCCAAAAAGCAGATGAGTAAGAGATCATTTGAGATAGAGATGGAAGGTAAGGAGCAAGCAGTAGCAGAACTACTCTACTACTTTGCATTCGAAGAGAAAATACATGGCTACCAGATAGCTAGTAATATAGTCAGTAGAGGTGATGAACTATTTACAACGCCTGGCGCATACAACACACATGACATACTCAATGTCAGCTTAGATTTTTCTGGATGGTTTAATGGTATGTTAGTCATTCAGGCATTGAAACTAAAAGAATACATTATAGATTCTTTACATGTGAAGATAGAAAGCAACATTGATGGATTGATCGATCTATTTTGCTCTAAGTACGAAATGCATCGTAATAAGTATGTACGCATATACGGAGAGCCACGAGGCCACGATCGTAGACCTGAAGGCATGACACTCTATGAGCAAATAGTAAGAAGATTCAGACTGCAAGGATGGAGATGTGAGGTATTGGTAAAAAATGCAATGAGCGATGAGCACAAGGTAAGACACCAGATCATGAACGAAATCCTTCAAGAGACCAATGCAGCATTCCCAATTTTAAGATTTAATAAAGTAGATGCCAAAGATGTGATCAAAGCCATCAAAATGACAGAGATCAACCCCGACTTTAAGAAAAACAAGTCAAATGAGAAAGATCGCGTATTCAAGCAAGAACATGCACCGCATTACACGGATGCGCTAGATTACTATGTGTTCCAGAAGCATTCCTTCAGATTCGTAGAAAGTAAAGGAAATGGACTTCAATACGAAGTTTTATAATTATTTTATTGATTTTGCAGAAAAATGAGGGCTTAAGGCGTCCTAGATTTGTTTAGGCGATCCCTCACTATTCTATCTCTATGCATTTCCAAAGCTTTGAGATCACCAGACATTGCCAGGTTAAATATTTTTAAATCCATAGTGTACTTGCTTTGAGCAACAGACTTATCATATAGCAGCTTAAGACTTGGTATTAATTGCATTCTATCCTCTATCTGCTGTGGGTATTTCCCTTCTATTTTTGCAATGGCTTCTATATCATATCCTAGATCTCCATAGTCTATATATCTTAATTCTTCTGGGCTGTAATCTTGCTCAGAATAATTTTCTTCTGGTAGTTGTGATTGAGTGTGTGTTTGTTGGTCTATTTCTGTCAATGTTTTTTGCAGAATATTGTTTTGATTTTGCATTATCTAAAGTATTTGTAATCCATTTTTTATGAAATTCATACGTAGTTTTATTGTCTTCAATTAGATATTGTTCAATACGAGCATTGTCCGATAAATTTCCACTGCCTTCAAAAACAATATATCTATTATCTTTTGTTTTTGCTAAGAAAACTTTTGCGTGATTGACCGCAAAATTTATTTGCACATTTTTATTTTTATCACAATACATAATTAGATCTTCACACCAGCGTTCATATTTTTTATTTTCCCTAAAAAATGATGATAATAATATTGAGCATTTTATATTTCCTAAATCTATTATTTGCTTTAATTTATTTACTGATTGAATATTCATTCGGTATACTGCGATGTAAACTTCAACTAGCTCATATTTTTTTAATAGATATTCGATTACAATTATTGCATTAAAAGCTCTTTCTGTTACAAGTCTATACTGTACATTTTGCTCTAAGTCATTTCCAATAACATCTGTAAAGTTCTTTGTTCTTTCACATATTATTTTTTCATATTTGACTTTTTGGACGTATTCTTTTCTATTTTCGTATGGTTGGGATCTTATCATATCATCACAGCTCCAACGCAATCCGGACTAATAAATACCATGTTACTTTCTATTTCTTCAGGTAGCGTAGATTTGAAGTCAGGGAAGTCATCCAGATTGCTCATAAGAAAATCTTGTATCGCTCGCTTTGATGCTAGAAGATCAACCTTGAGGTGATTAACTATAGCAGATGGACCTTGTGCACCAAAAGTAGTGAGCGCATTGCTACGAAGATTGAATGTGTCAGTACTACTCAAGAGCTTAAGACCATCACCATCTATCATAATCGATAGCCTTGGTATAGCTTTGAGAAATGCAGCATCTGCCACATACCTTCTTATAAGGTGTAACAGTGATTTTTCCTTATCAGTAAGGTTGTCAGCGAGTAGATCATCAAATACAGAACCGCACAATAGCACCCTTACATACATTTCTGCATCTATAATGTACGAATTCATTCGTATGAATGCCCTGAACCCACCTATTAGCATGTACTTATTCATGCTCTCCATACTTGGGAATAAGTTGGTACCAACAGAATCGTACATAGTGAATACATCTTTGTGCTCTTCAGCATAGGCCAAAGCCTGATCTATAAGGTAGTCACCCTTTATCATGCATTCCCATCTGGTAGCTTTAAATCTCCACGGTTGCACTGGCATGGCCTTATCTGTACTTTGCTCCATCACACCTACATCACTGATGATGGTATTCATGTGTGGTAGTGCATCATATATGGTATAGAAAGCCAGAGCACTCTTTACCAGATCGAGTAATTCTGTTTTTTCAGGAGAGGTAATAGCAGGATTCGATAGATGATCATAAAGCCCACTACCTAAGAATGGTATTACATAAGTACGAGCTGCTGTTTTGGCAAATCGTGACACCAGCTGCCATGATGTATTTAAGTTCACTGATGGATAATATTCTTTAAAATCAGTGTCTTTTACTGTGCTAGCGGTACCGCCATTATCTGCGAATAAATGTGTCATATTTATGTATTTTATCTACAATTCCCAAGGCTAATTTATACCACATTTTGGCAGCAAAAAAGGACGTAAAAAAAAATGACATGTTTTAGCGACCCCTATGTTTCGGATTTTTTTGTAACCGAGCCTTTTTTATAGTATTTTTAAAATATAATAAATGATAACTAATTGATATTCATACACATATCCGCTTATAAACGGGTTACAAAAAGGTTACAAAAAGTTACAAAAGGTTACAAAAGTTTTTGAGAAATCTCAATTTTAAACAAGTGTGTTAAAAATTACACATTTATTTTGTAACCGAGGGCTCTGGTTACAAAATTTTGTAACCGCTTAACTTATTGTATATCAATATATTGTGAAGGTTTTTAAACTCGGTTACACGGTTACAAAAAAAATACATATACCCTCCGCAAAAACACCCCATTTTTTTTTGAGAAGCTATCTTTTTGGTGATCGACTATTTTTAAGCTCTAAAATAGGCTCAAAAATCTACTATTCCCAAGCTATTTTAGCTACCTATTAGTGACAAGCTACAAATCGTGAAAATCAGTAGTTTAAATGATGCATAATTTTATGACTACTAAATGATGCTTCTGAGTGG